TAATTGTCATACGGAGCTGTCTTGTCGTCACTAAAACTACCAATACTGTACTTCCATATGTTCCACACCCTCTTCATTTAATATCGGGTCCGCGACGATCAAATTTACCAATCTGATATCCTTCACGAATCGCATGCATGATAATATTATCATAAGAATGCGAACGCAAGGGAATATTTCTATGTAAAAGAAAGTCTTCGCAGTCTTCTGACAATAGTTCTTTTTCTTCGTGAGTGAGATTGTCTAGGTCGATCATCGTACTTCAAAATTTAGTTTACGAACTTTTCGTTTGCGTCGGTTCTCTTGGTATTCTAAGTCATTTCTAGTGAGAGTATGACTATTCTTAGAATTGTTTTCAGTTTTTAACAAAACAACTTCGTTAAGATCCATAGCTGTAACTTTGTCACCCAATAATGTCATCATATTTGGGCAACCGCAACTCTGACTCTTGGTTGAGCTGGTCAATTCTACATTGCAAATTTTGCATCTGACAGATAGCATGTTTCAATAACTCCTTTATTTCAGATAATTCTTCTTTGATTTTTTGCTTTTTCACAGAAAGATAACCTCAGTAAATCTGGTAGTGGTTTTAAAAAAATTGTCAACAATTGTCTGTCCATGGAACCATTTTCCAGGAAATACGACTCCGCAATTAAATCTATCTAAGATACATAACTCTTCTCTAAATTGATCAGATGTTTTCCAAGGATTGTTATGCTCGGTGTCCTTCTTTAAATAAAAAGTTTTTGCTTTTGTATTAAGAGGAGTATATAATGAAGTGCCAGACTTCATATGGTGATCTGGATTTAGAAAAATAATAAAATTTAATTGACCATCACAATGAGGATGCCAATGATAACCCTCTCCAGGTATGTCTTTTAACAATCTAAATTGATTGACAACATGAAATAAATTTTGCAAATCTACTTCAACATTGTAGCTGTTTGCTACACCTTTGAGCAAGTATTCTCTATGTAAGTCCCATCTACTATCGAATAGTATTTGACCATCCATAAAGTCAGTACCATTTAGAGAATTTTTAACAGATTTGTTAGTTCTAATACCCTGAATGGAATTTAAATAATCATAAACTCTTTCTGGTCTCTTGTATATATTATCTATAAAGAGTATTTCAGAATCTTTCCAAGGGGTTTTAGTAATAGCCCATGATTCATTATACTCAAAGTCTTTATTATTAAAAAATTTCATGGGAGATACAAGGATCGAACTTGTGACAATCTCGGTGTAAACGAGGTGCTCTACCGCTGAGCTAATCTCCCAAGCGACTCAGGTTGGGGTCGAACCAACGACCGACTGCTTAGAAGGCAGTTGCTCTATCCACTGAGCTACTGAGTCTTGAACATAAAAGTATAATTAACTCGCCTATTATCTAGGCCGGGTTTCATCGAAACTTTATTTGTTTCATGAAAATATTTGGAGTTGAATATGAGAAGACGATTACACGCATAAGGAATAATCGTCTTCTCTGATTTAGTGTACTCCAGATATTTCCGAATCAACTTGACATCGGTATTATACTCACGCCATGTCCATGTCGGAGGCGGTTTAATATCATAAAGAATCAAACCGTTTTTCTCTGGATCTTCTACAGAAGAGTCTGGAGTGACCCAGAGATTCACATTATAACATGCTGGATCAGCATGTGGAGTCACACCTTCGGCATTGTTGTTGTAAACGAATGCCCATCCTCTGGAAAATTTACCAAGGAATGGAAACTTCGCTTGCAACCCTGTTATTATAACACCTAATAAAGGAAAGCGCAAGTTGTCTTGATAGAAGTTTAGTGAGTGATAGTCTTCGTAGGTATCATCTGGATCAGAGGCTGTTAAAGCATAGTCTCTTAACTCATCAATTACATCTTGTAGAAATATTCCGTCCTCAACTAAAAATCTTTCTTCTTCAATTATCTTCTTTGCAATATTTGAGTGCATAAGTAAACCTATGATCAGATAATAATGGAGTTGCTCTATGCAAAATAGAAGAAGTAAACTTTACCAGAGTATTTGGAATGGGAGGAATACCAATAATTTTTTCATCTAAGTAAAATTCAGTACACCCTCCCTCATTCAATCCAGTATACCTAGGATTAGCATAGAAAAGAAAAGTTACTTGATCTTCATCGAGGTCACAATCAACATGAAAGTTTGCTGCTTCTCTAGGAGCAAAACAATTGATGTATGCTCGGTATAATTTATACTCTTTTACTTCTGGGAACCTTGCATAAATTAGAGATTCAAGAATACCAACGATCGTATCATCATCGTCATCTTCTGGGTCCAACTCACAGATCATTCCTGTTGGTTTAGAATCAGAATCATCTTGTTCACCATAAGTATACTGACAATCAAAAGCATACTCACTCACCTCCCGAAAATCATCTGGAGTTAGAGCTTTATTAATACTAAGAATACTAGGTTTCATAATACATCGTCAAGTTTTTGTACTCGCCATACAACAGTGTATCTATACACATAAGGATGCCGTGGTCCAAGACCTCTATGAGGAATTTCAGATGGGAAAACTAATACTCTACCAGGAACATATTCGTGTTCTTCAATAACATCACCATCATCACCAAACAATTGAAACTGACCTCCCCATTCTTTAGTATCCCATTCCAAGTTCGGCATATACATGATAGTATACTCTCCCTCTTCACCGTCTATATGTGACGAGCCATCACAGAAAGAATGCTGCAAATTAAAATCAATTCTATTAAGATATAATTTTGTTTCTAGTGCTTCTTCTACTAGATCTAACATTTCAAAATAAATCTCACAGTCGTTCATGAGATTTACTACTTTGTTTATACTCTCTCGTTCAAATATATTCTCTCCCATTAATCTATGGGTTCCATTTTCCCCATTAGGAAAAGACTTACCGTTCGCAATATTAATAGCAGTCACTGGTAAGTGGTGGAGGTTTTTTTCCACCTTGGCCATGTATTCTATACTAAAAAGTTTATCAAAGATTGTTGCTATCATTTAAATTTCTATTATAAATGACGACTCTACCATTTTCATGAGTAAAAATTAATTCATCGTCAGGATGCCACATCAACTCTTCGTAAAGAGCATTAAGTTTTTCCATATCCTCATAGAGTTGATTCGGATTCGGCATCTTCACCCTCCTTTGTTTTATTAAATCCAAATGGACCTGCTGCTTTTTCTTCTAGTGCTACCTTCAGCGCAACACTACCAACAGCTTCCATACATTTGAGAATGTCTTCTGTCTTAGCACCTTCACCAAGTTCTTTGGCAATGTACCAATACTTAGGCCAGAAAGTTTCTCCTGCCAATTGATAATCTTCAAGTGTTAGTAGTTTCATTAGTCTCGTTGTCTCCAATCATCAGGTTTGTCAGTATGGAACCAGTCCTTAATATCATCAGCACTGTTGAACCCCGTTCTATGATTGGATGGATCGGGGTCTCCTAAACCCATCCTATTCAGAAAATCGTCGGTACTACCTTCTTCAATGTCTTGAGAAGATTGTCGTCGTGCTTTTTGCAACCAATCCCGAGCAGTAGTATGACTCTTTGCCAACTTCTCTGCCCAGATCATGTCGTCTAGTTTTACCTCTTCACCATTAGCAATACATTTACAGATAAATTCTAGTCTTAATCGATATTGTGTAGAAAGCATTTGAAACCCCTAGCAAACTTATTTAGTCTATACTTGTACCCAGTGATGTGGTGATGTGACCACATTTTCGTAGTTGTGGTCTACATTTATAGTAGAGGTTACAAAGATATCATAGACGATTGAAGCTCTAAAGTCAACCCCACTAAACTCTGTTACCCTATGCAAAATATTAGATGGAAAAATAATTAGATCACCATCTTCTGGATCTAAATTATAAAGACAATAATCATCAAGAACATTTAATGAAAGATTATCCATGTAACTTTCTGATGCAAGAGTCAATGTTCCACCGTCGCCCTCAGTTCTTAAGTAATAGACGCCACTAAAGTGGGATCCCTTATGCAAGTGATCTGGATTACCACCATCTTCTAATCTACACACATTAGGCCAGGACTTTTGAAAGAAAATATCATGCACATAATCCTCACCACTATCAGTTTTTCTGCATATACCAGATAGATATTGCCTAGTAGCATGTGCCATCTGAGCATTCAACCAATAAAATTCTTTAGTTTTATGTAAAAGGAAAAACTTTGGAATGTCTTGATCACCAGTAAAGTTACCAGTATCTTCAATCTCTTCCAAGTTCTTATAGTAAAACTCCTCACAAAGATTCATCATTCCTTCCCACTCTTTTTGTGGACAAGAAACATTTGATTTGTAAATTGCTGTTGGAAAAATATGTTTTATCATAAGCCAGTTACAGGATTTGAACCAGTGACCTGATCTTTACAAAAGACCTGCTCTACCACTGAGCTAAACTGGCAAGGTGATTGTGATTACTGGTTTGTAAAGCCAACCAGTTTTGCAATAATTACAGTTCTTAGGGACTTCAACCTCATAAGGTTTGAAACTCATATCAAACTGCGATTTAATATTCATGGTACTTAGCATGGCATAGTACCTATCAATGTGACCTTGCATTAGTTCACCTTGACTAGAACAATAGAAAGAGAATTTTGCGATCTCTCTCGCGTGTTCATAGACACATGTTATTATAAAATAACAAGTCTCGCAACCAGCATACTGACGAGTCACCTCTGGTTTTTCTTCCATGTAAGGATCATAAAAGAAGCAGTCATACTTACCAAGACCAGTAGTGTCTGGCCAAGCTTGGTTTAGAATGGTGATATTGGAGTAGTCTTTTGACCATTCCACTGCTCTATTATACACCACTGGGTCTGGCTCTAGAACAGTATATGACTTAATATTATGTTTTTGAAATTGGGTGGCAGAGTATCCCATACCAAACCCAATCTCAAGAACATCTCCATATGGTTCTAGGGCATCAACACAATCTTCCATGTACTTCTTTTCCCACTCCATCATATATTGATGATGATCAGAAGTACCATAAAGAATATCTTGATTGTTTATGTCTCTTGTGTATTCTGCCATAACTAATTTAAACTGGCGTAAACCATATCTGTAGACTATATCTAAAGTCATCAGAGTACGGAGAAACTGTGGTTACCATATGATCCTCGTTCTCTGCATTAAGAACCATCATATTATATGTGGGGTTAAGTGCTCTCAACTCTTCTCCATCATTCCATATAAAGATACCTCCCCAATTGATATCCCACTCTTTGTTTAAGTATATAGTACACCCATACCGACCGTTATCGTCATGCATAGATATGCCAGAATTTTTATGCCAAACATAAAGTTGTACCTCAGCGTCATCATATGGTAGAACATATGGATCTATACATCTTAACACAGAATGCCTAAGTTCTATAGGTAAGTTAGTCATGGTGACATTTCCTGTCACACCAACCTTTAACGAGTCATTCCAAAATAACTCACTAACAGCCCAAACATTTTCTCCTAAAGAATCCTCAAGAAATTTTTCACAGTTAAGTAAAACTTCTTCAGTCAGCACCCCATATTTTATAATCATAATAATCTTTTTTATAATAACGACCCAAGATATTACTGTTGTAATACTTGGGGTCACCGTTTTCAAGAGATTCTGTTAGGACAGAATGGACAAATAATTGTTTGGTTTCTTCGTAGTTAACTTTACCCTTTGTTAATTGTAACGAAAGTATTTCTCGTCTGAAGGAACTATTTCCAAGTCCACGGCGGTCCTGATTAAGTTCGTCAGAACTTCCGTAGTATCTTTTCCAGTCGCTCTCACTTTTAACTCTCCTACCTCCACCTCTAGGCTTTCGTAGTTGGTAAAAGTATTTCCTACCGATGTATTGTCTACCTGATTCAAGATTAGTAATCCGGTAGACAAAACCGACAAACTCACCAATGTTCTCAGATAAAAAAGGTTGTCCTTCAAAAATCCAGGGGTTTTCATAATCAACCATGATGTATTTAAACTATATTATATAGTTGTGGAATATCAGACTCCTTTAACTAACATAGCACCACGCTTTTCACCAAACTTTTTCATTCTTTTTTGTCTGTCAGACAGTCCATCATTGGCGTAATCGCGGTATGTATTACCGTGACCATCAACAGCAGTTGCTTTTACACCAGCTTGTTCTGCGACAGATGAATCATTCATAAACTCATCAATGATCTCAACAATCTGAGCACCAGTGAGTTGCATCATAATCTCTTCTGCTTCCTCTACACTCTCAATAAGGTTGTTCTCACTGAGAAAAGCAAGAATTACATCATAGTGGCTAACATCTTCAAAGTGAGGGTTTTTCTGACCCTTCACTTTTTCCATATCTTTACGAGCCTTCTCATTATTTTCCTGACGCTTCTTCATATTAGTCTCAAGATACTCAGGATGGTCATCCACCTTCATCCCACGCTTCTTCTCAAGGCGTTCCTTTCTCTCCTTAGTACCCTTTTCAGAATCCTTATCCCGGATACCTTCTAACAATCCACCTTCCTTTACACAGTTAGGAACTTCCTTACCGTTCTTTTTCTTAGTACCCTTTGCCGTGTAACCGTCCCAGCAAGTAGAAGCACCAACATTCTTACGAGCTTTCTTCAAACTTTCAAAGAAATTGCCCTTAGACTCAATCTCTTCCTTCGTTACTTTCTTAGCCTTGTTAGCAGCAACAGCAGCACGATGTTGTGCAAGGGTTTTATAACGACCTACCTTTGTCTTATCATTGGCACCAGTGTAGGTACTAGCAGCAGACTTAGGACCTTGACCTTCTTTACTACCACCAGCAATAGCTGCTCTACTTGTAATAGGACCAGTAGGTTTTGGCTTTGGTTTAGGTGTTGGACTAGGTGTAGGTGATGGAGTTGGTGTTGGGGAAGGTGTAGGACTTGGTGTGGGTGATGGTGTTGGACTTGGAGTAGGAGTAGGAGTTTTACCTGGATCTCCATAGACCTTACCTTTAGTCATTCCGATATGGTCAGGAACTGTAGGTTTAGTTTTTGTAGGAGGATCAATAGGAGCAGCACCCTTAGTTTTCAGTTCTGGTGGAACACCTTTACCACCTTTGTTACGATAGTCTTGTGCTCTCATAACTTCTGGAGAAACAGATCTACTACTCTGAGGGTTTCCTGAGAAGAAATTGCCTGCGTTTCTCTTCACATCACGAAGTTTCTGCATCAAATCAAATTCCACAATGATAGCTCTTGCCTGCCGCTTCTCTGCAGTGTCAAGATTCTCATTGATCCTAGGGTTAACTGCCTTTAATGCAGCACGAAACTCATACCCAACCACCTCAGGAGGAAATGCTTCTACAATATTATCAATAAGTCTAGAGTTCTCATATCCATCTTCGACCAGAATCTCTGCAATAGCAAAGTACTGTTCAGCAAATACAGGATTCATAGCCTGTAGTCTCTTCAGATAGAAGGACTCACATGTACACTTATCAGTTTTCTTCTTCTTACTGCCAGGAGAATACTTACCTAACATTAAACGCTTGTTAGTTTCATCTTCAGTTTCTGCCGTCTCACCCTTAGAGGCATCCATGCGAGCTGCACCTTTTGGGTCAATCGCTTCAGAAGCAATCTGAGCATAAGAGTCCGCAAGTTTTTTAAGATCAGAGGAAAGCATTTCTCTTCAACATATTCCAGTAGAATTATTTATAAGCATAAAAAAAGAGGGTTACCTGACTGTGACCAGGACCCTCTGCGGCGACGATATACTGTATTTATAGTTGGAACCCAGCAAAGGTATCCTTTTTCACATCCTGCTTAATACCACCAACGATATAAGACTCAACCTCTGTCTCCTGAGGTGCTACCTGGAGACCCTTAGAGGATGTCCAATGCGTAGTCCAGGGCAGTGGGTTGTTCTTAGCAGCAATATCATAGATAGGATCAAGACCAATCGCTTTCATACGACGGTTAGCTACCCACTCAACATACTGGGATAAAAGTTTTTCATTCAAACCAATCATAGATCCGTCTTTGAACAAATACTCTGCCCATTGCTTCTCTTGTCCGACAGCTTCCTTAAAGGTATCAATCAACCACGATTGTTCCTCTTTAGCAATCTGTTGCATGTCTGGGTCATCGCCCTTCTTCCAGTTGTTGAGGATGTTTTGAGTAATGACAAGATGGAGGTTTTCGTCTCTTGCGATGAGAGAGATAATTTTAGCGGATCCTTCCATAAGCTTGAGTTCACCAAACGCAAACGAGCAAGCGAACGAGACATAAAACCTGATGCCTTCGAGAATATTGACATTGGCAACAGCGCGAAATAGTTTTCTCTTTAATTCATATCTAGTACTTCTAAAGGTTCCTGCACCTTCTTGAGCATGAATCCAATCATCAGTATTACCATACTGTTGGGCAGCATTGATAAACTCATCATAAGCATGTGTGATTGATCTAGCCCTTTCTAGAATCCTTTCATCATGAATGATAGTGTCAAAGATCTCTGAAGGATCACTATAAACATTTTTAATAATGTAAGTATAGGATCTACTATGAATCATCTCCATAAACTGCCAAGCATTCATACATGCTTCTAGTTCAGGAAGAGAACAGTACGGGCTGAATGCCATGCCAGGACCACGACCTTGAATAGAATCAAGCATGATCTGGTACTTCAGATTAGAAGTATAGATATGCTTTTGTTCTGGGCGAAGTAGTTGATAATCGCCCCGATCCTTCTGTAGAGAGACCTCTTCTGGTCTCCAGAAATATCCCAACTGCTGAGTCGTTAACCTATCAAAGACAGGATACTTATAGGAATCATATCTTTGAACTCCAAGTGGAGCACCGAAAAACATTGGTTGTTTCATTGTACTATGATCACTCGTATTAAAAACTGTCATCCCACGAACACTAGTTTTAGGCATGGGATCAGCGTTGATTTTAAATTGCACAGGCGTCACACTCGTCTTCTTTACTTAGGTTGGTTAGTAGGGTATTTAGATCTGGCGTTTCTTCTTCTATCTCATCATTTTTATTATCATAAGTGTTCTGATAATAGCTAGTCTTCCAACCGTACTTATATGTAGTAAGTAGATCATTTGCCATCTGAGACACAGGAACTTCATTGTCAGGGTAGTTCTCTGGATTGTAACTCCAGTTACCAGATATAGCCTGATCAAAGAACTTTTGCATTACAGCAACGATCTTAATGTAACCATCATTTGATGGCATATCCCAGAGAAGAGTGTAGTGACTCTTGTGAGTATTATACTGTGGAACGATTTGCTTGAGTGGTCCTTTTTTAGACTTCTTAACGGACAGGTATCCACGAGGAGGTTCAATTCCATTGGTTGCGTTTGACACAACGGAGCTGCTCTCTGAAGGCATTTGTGCGGACAGTGTTGAGTTCCTAAGACCGTTGGATACGATAGATTCTCTAAGACCTTCCCAATCATATTTCAGAGTATGAGGTACGATGCCGTCAACATCTTTCTTGTATGTATCAATTGGCAACATGCCAGTGGAATATTTAGTCCTATCAAAATATCCACAAGGTCCATACTCTTTAGCAAGCTGA